TCAAATAAACCAAGAAACACATCAGCACTTACACCAAGATGACTAAATGCTTTTGTTAATGCATCAGTCATAGCTTTCTTCGGTGCTTCGTCATCTAGTCCACCATTCTTTTTATACAATGCTTGTACTGAAGATACTGGACCAAACTCATTCCAATATTTTTCATATAAGTATTTTACTTTAACTTCTGCAAAAACATTTTTGTCTGTGTAATGATACGATACTTCATACGACCATCCTTTACCTACTGGTCCAAACATACCAGTCATTACTTGTATTTGATACATAGGATCTATTGTTGTTAGTTCCTTGCCACCAAACTTTGTAAAAGCTTTTGTATATTTAGGATTAGTATTCTTTACTTGATCCCATATAAAAAAGTTTTTTTCATCACCTGTTCTCATCATATTCCTTTCTCACTATATTGATTGTTAATGTGGTTCTTACTTACTATGTACACATAAGCTTTTCTACCACTATTGTTTTTACGCTTATCTGTTCTTTCTATTTTACCTTGCTTAAAAAGCTCAGTTACTCTAGGTCTTATTGTAAAGGAACTAAGAGATAACAACTCAGCAACTTCATCAGCTGTAGCTCCTATAGATCCTTTATTAATAATTACATCAAACACTTTTCTTCTAATAGTATCTGCACCTTCTTTAATTAATTCAGCAGCTTCTATTGAAGTGTCAACATTACGACTGCCTGGAGAGTAAGGGTATGATTTGTCTACCATTATTATGTTCCTTTATTTGTGCATCAAAGTTATTAAAATCTACAAAATCTGGTGGAGCTATTTTGTTTTGTACCATATGCCAGAATAGAACTTCAGCAGCTGTAAGCTTTTCTTGAAACTCTTTATCTGGAAGTACTTCAACAAGTCCCCATTTTAGATTACCAAAAAACATTGATAGATACATTTTCTTAGCACCATATACCATCATATAATGTTGGATCTGTGCTTTGTATTTGTCTGCTGTTTTTACTTCATTACTAAATGCATTTGTATGTTTGCATTCTAATAAAGTATGTGGTTCTGAACAAACTCCATCTATATTACAATACATAAATGGATATACTTTAGATGTAATAAACACTTGTTCACCTACAACTTTGATACCAGTTTCTTGTTGAAACCATTTTATGTTTAGATCCTCTGTATGTATTCCCATCTGTACTGGTAATACTCTAGATAAATCTGGTCCTTCTACATCACCAATTTTTTCTAAATATAAATCATGCCAGTCACCATGATATAATCTGGTAGCATCACTGCCACCAATACCTTGTTTACGATCAAAATCTTTCTTCATATAATACTTCTATCCTTCCATTGTTTATGTAATAGCCACTAACCTTTTTTGACTTGTCTAAATATATTTCTAAAGTTGAGTCCCAAACGAGTGGCTTTTTTTTTTCGTATTTCTTCGTATTGTTTTTTCTTCTTTTCATTATGTTGTCTTCTTAGTTTATCTAATTGCTTTAATGTAACTTGATCTAACTTACCTGCTAATAATTTAGTAGCAAATTCATTATAAATATTTTCATTAAATTCTATATTTTTGTAAAACTTTAATAACGACATATACCACAGTTGTTGTCTAACGTGATATGGTGTTACATCAAGAGGCTTCTTTATTTTCATGAGTTGATTCTTTCTCTAAACTTTGTAATGCTCCTTTAACTTTAGCTTTATCTACATCAAATTTTTTGAACATAGATTTCATCTTAGTTAAATAATGTATTGCATCTAAAAGTTCTTCAATCGTTTCATCTACCCACTCATCCATTGGTCTGTTATTAGCTTCCATAGTTTTACCAAACTTTTCCATACCTTGTACGTGTCGTTTAACTATTAGTTCAACAACATTATTTACAATAGGATCATTTGTTATACTACTTGGATCTATATCTGGATTTACTGCCATATTATTTGTCCTTCTTTTTAATTATTATCTCTGCGTTTAGTGCTTCTGCCCAACAACAGAACAACCAACCACTAGGTTTTCTTATACCACACTCCCACTTTGAAACAAGACCCTTAGCTACTCCTAAAATTTCATCCATTTCTAATTGAGAAATAGATTTTTCTTTACGCAATTTTACAAATTGAGGGATTACTTGATTGTGAAATTGTAAACCTAATGCTTTATTTGACATATCTACTAGATATATAAATATTTCGGTAGCTGTCAACTATATATGGTGGGAAGGGGGAAATCCAACCCACCAACCACAGAGGTTATATGCTATGTGATTCTTCTTTTGCTACTGCTTGATTAAGTTCGGCAGCAGGTAAAAACTCTAAGATTGAAGTATCAAAGTAATTTGCAATCTTTATTAAATTATGAATTGGTACAGCATTTGTAGCTTTTTCATACTTTTGAATTTGTTGAAATGAAACAGAACAAACTTTAGCAAGTTCTGATTGTGTAACTAATTTATAGGATCTACCTATACCAGCTACACGTCTTCTTTTTATTTGTGTACCAATGTGTTGATAAATGTTTTCCATTATATGTTTCCTTTCCTTCTACTTGCTTCTAATGATCTCCATACTTCTATGTTCATTTCAGCAGTTCTTCGTTTATTTCTAAGATTTAACAATTGCACATTTAAATTATGAATCTTGTTTATATGGTTTTTATAAACTGCAGACGCATAAAATCTTTCGGTAGCTTTAGCTACTGATTCTTCGGTAGCTGAAATATAAGCACCTTTAATATGCTTTAGCATATCGTCACCATACGAAACCTCTGCTTGTGTTTTAGCAAAGGCTTCATCTGTTGAAGCGAGATACTGTAAGTACTCGTCTATCTTCATTATTTACTTTCTATTTGTAGAAATCCTTTAGGTGCTGCTACTGGTATACCAGAAGATTGAAATACTTGACCTAAATAATTCCAAGTTTCTTTTATATTGCTACCAGAATATAACACATTTTGAGCTTGTTCTTCAAGCAAATCTAAATCGTGTTTTACTTTAAACTTTGGTAGTTTTTCTACGGCTTTCTTTGTTTCTTGTTTACAAGCTGTAGATAATACACTTTCAACATCATCAAAATCTTTTATGTCTATTTGCATTGTTTGTTTATAACCATCTTGCCATCCTCTAATAGATGACCAAGATTGTATTTTATCTTGTAGCTCTCTTTTCTTAGTTTGTCTAATTGCACTTAATTTAGACTCATAAGATTCTTTTTGTTCTTGAAACTTTACAAGTTTTTGATCAGCTTCTTTAAACGCTTTTATTTGAGCTTTAATACCTAATCTATCAACAAACTTTTTATAATTTTTATCAGTTTGTTTTTGAGTAGTAGATTCTATATCTGACTCAATAGTTTGTCTTCTATCTCTAAACTTACTTTTTATAAGTGTATCAAGATGAAGTAGTTCATTACTTCTTATTGGTTTCATATTATGCTTCCTTTTTTATTGTTGCTAAATCCTGTCCGAATATATCTCTACAAGGATCCTTGTATATATTTCCAGAATTATGTTGTCCTTCTTCTGTTGATTGCATACCATCATCTTCAAATTCACCAGTTTCTGTATCAACAGTAATAGTACCATTGCAAGTATACTCTCCTGCAAAACTGTACCATTGATTAAGTCTTCCTTGATCTCCATAAACAGATCCTAAGAAGTCTTCATCACTATAGTCTTCGTCATCTGATAGATTTAAAACTTTAGTCCAATCTACAGTACAAGGAACTGTTTTTGTTAATTTAGCAACAGTACCTTCTGTTTCTTGTTTAAAGAAATTAACTTCTTCAAATGATCCATCATCACCACCACCAGAATATGAGATTTCTAGTTTTGTAATACCAGCTTTATTTAAAGCTTTAATTACATCTGTTATTTTTCGTTCTTCACTCATAGTTTATGTTGTCCTTTCATCATCCATTTAGTTGCTTTGATTTGAATTACCCAATCTTGAAAACTAGGAATCCATCCTAGATCTTCTTTGATATGTCTTTCGGCAATTAATCTGACAGGAACTTTTTTACCATCAGAATTTGTTATTGTTACACCAAACTCTTTTTCGGCAGCAAAACAACCTTCAGCGTGATGTCGTAATGCTCTATGAGTAAAGTGTGCTACAATCTTTTTTGATTCGTCAAACCAGTTATGTATGGCTTGGTAATCTTCTGGTTTACCACCCCATTTTTTAACTGATGATAACGAATGATAATAACAGTTAGACATTAATTTACCTTTCGTTTTATTAAATCATCAAATGCTTTGACAATTTCTTTATCATTTTTCATTTTGTTAAATGCTCTTATTAAATGAACAATATCCATATCTGCTATAGGAACGTGTTCAGCTTTAGATTCCGAATAATATGTTTCGTTAATCTGATCTTGCATATCACAAGGTATAGTTCTACCTGTTGCTTTACAGATCTTTAATAGAGTCTTTATGTTCATCTTTTACCTTTTTTATTATAGCTGCATGACCTACAATTTTATCGCCTGGCAATGACTGTCTATTAGTTCTCTTTTGCCATTCAAACCAAGCTATTGTAGCTCTTTTGTTTGGATAAGATAAATTGTTATGTTTACCTTCTTCATCTATATACATTTCAAATGATTTTTGAGATACTTCTGGATTATATCCTTTAGTTATCTCTATTAAACTACATCCGATTAATTTATACAAATCATCAAATGTAGGTTTGTGTTTAAAAACGTGAAAGTTTTCATCACCATTATCTTTCCATAGTATTACGTTATACATTGTCATCCTTTTGTTCTGCTTTATCTAAATAATCTACTACTAATGATTTAACTAAAGTAGCTTTGTAAAGCTTATGTTTAATACAATAAGCATGTAGTCTATTATAATTTTCTTCACCTAAAGATAATCCAAACATTCCCCATTTTTTAGTATTTGCATTTCTTGTTCTTTTAGTTACACTTGTTAATAGTTCTTCTTCAGTCATTTTTTTCCTTTGTTTTTGTTTTTGCTAATTTTAATATTGAAATTATTATATCTACAGCTGCACCTATTAAATATAATAACCATATTAAGCCACTTATTATGCCAACAAATATAAATTTCCAAAATTTAAAAAACTTCGGTATCATATC